TCAACGCCGGGGGACGGATCGGCCAGGCCGACCTCGGCGCGCGCTGCCTCGCGACCGACGATCCGGCGGAGGCCGCCGCGCTGGCCGCCCGGCTCGACGTCCTGAACGAGGAACGGCGCGGGATCGAGGCGGCGGTGCGCGAGGCGGCGGAGGCGCAGGTCCGCGCGCGGGGTGTGGAGGGGCCGCTCGTCTGGGCGGCGGGCGAGGGCTGGCACCCCGGCGTGGTCGGCATTGTCGCCGCCCGGCTGAAGGAGGCGACGAACCGCCCCGCCGTGGTGATCGGGATCGAGGGCGGAATCGGCAAGGGTTCGGCGCGGTCGGTCGCGGGCGTGGATCTTGGCGCGGCGGTGCAGCGGGTGGCGGGCGAGGGCCTGCTGCTCAAGGGCGGCGGGCACAGGATGGCGGCCGGCCTGACCGTCGCCGAGGCCGCGATACCGGCGGCGATGGGGCGGCTCGCCGAACTGCTCGCCCGGCAGGGATCGGGCGGGGCGGGCCCGCGCGACCTGCGCATCGACGGGCTGCTGATGCCGGGCGCCGCGACACTCGATCTGGTGGCCGACCTCGACCGCGCCGGGCCCTTCGGCCAGGGCGCGCCCGCCCCGCGTTTCGGCTTCGGGACAGTCACCGTCGCCCAGGTCCGGCGGATCGGCGAAAGCCACCTGCGGGCGACCCTCACCGACGGGATGGCGGGACGCATCGAGGCCTTGATGTTCGGGGGGTTCGAGGGGCCGGTGGGGCCGTTCCTGCAGGCCCGGACGGGCCGGACGGTGCATGTGGCAGGACGGCTCGAGGTCGACCACTGGGGCGGCAGGGCGAAGGTGCAGCTGAAGCTCGACGACGCCGCCGACCCGGCTCGGGACCCGGCACCGGCGCGGTAGCACGGCAGGACAAGAATCCTTCAAGAATCCCCTTGCGCGGCGCGAAGCCCTGCCATAAACACCGCCCACGCCGACAGCGGCCCGTTCGTCTATCGGTTAGGACATCAGGTTTTCAACCTGAGAAGAGGGGTTCGACTCCCCTACGGGCTGCCACTTGCTCATCTTTTCGATTTCCTTTCAATGGGTTGTGACGTGATCGTGTCCAACCTTACGGGCAGGTTGGACAACTTTTGTTCCGCTTCTGTGCTGGACAGCCCGACGAACCCGCTATCTGCAAGCCGCGAACGGTCCGCCTTCTTGGTGTAGGTCGCGCCTTCTTTGTTGGTCTTGTGAGCCATCACTGCGCGGATTTCGTCGGGTGACTTGCCCGCGTTCGCCATCAGGGTTGCCAGCGACTTTCGCAGGCCATGCGCCGAACAAAGCGGGTTGCCTGCGGCCTTGCACTGGTCCTTGAACCAGTTGCCCAAAGTGGTCGGCTTATAAGCCAAGCCGTTGCCATGCGTGACGAACAGAAACTGGTCACGCGGCACATGGGCCAGTTCGGCGGCAAGTTCTTCATGGATCGGAAGATCGGCCCCGATGCCCGTCTTGCCCCGCCTGTAGGTGATCCGATCACCTTGCACGTTGCGCCAGCCCATAGCCGCCACGTCTTGCCGCGACGTTCTCGCCCTGCGCCACCAGCCGTGCCGTCGCGGTCAACAGCCCCGACCGGGCCATCTGCCACGACAGCTGGTCGCAGACGCAGCCGGTATACATCGCATAGCGCGGCACCTCGGGCATCGCGGTCTCGATGGCCATGCTCGGCAGGGTCCAGTTCCCCGACTGAAAGGTGTGGGTCTTGGGCGTCGTGCCGGTGGTCGTGGGCTGACCGAAAGCCGCCTTCAGCCAGAGGCCGAGATTCTCGACATCGATCGGCACCACGACGTCGCCGTCGGCGGTGACGGCGTCTTTGATCGGGGCCAGCGGATCGCGTCCTTGGCCCAGCAGTTCCGAGGCGATCAGCGGTTGTTCGGAGCCGAGCGTGGTGCTGGCGAACGGCACCGTGCGATAGCCCGTGGCGGGCGCGGTGCCATAGACGGTCTCGAACGCAAGCGCCATCTGCGCCCGCGCCCCATGGGCTCGTGCCATCGTGTACTCCTATCGTGAATGGGGTCAGGCCAGCGGATCGGCCGTGGAATAGTGCAACATGATCGGGATCACCGCCGCCTTCAGGCTGGCGGCACCCTCCACGGCCAGATCGACCGGGCGCGGCGCTTCAGCCTCGACCCAATCGCAGAGGCCGCCCATCGTGCGGTCGGCGGCAATCGCCGCGCCAATGCTGGCGCAAAGGGCGTCGAATGCCGCGTCACGGGCCGCACCCTGTACAACTGCCTCGATCTCGGCCCGGTGCTGGTAGTGATAGCGCAGCGGTGACAGTGTGACCTCGGGCTCCCCCGGCTCGCCATCGCGCAGGATCAGGAGGCCATCTGCGAGGACACGTTCCGGCAGCACGTCGCCACGCAGGGCGGTGGCGGGCAGCGCCGAAAGCCGCGCATGCAGCGTGGCGAGGATGGTTTCGCGAGGGGTGGGCATTGATGCAGACCTTCCGGCTTTCTTGGGGCCCGTTGCCGCATCGGAAGCACCGAACGGTAGGATGAACGCTTCTTTACCAACTGCCTCTACAAACCATCTCGCGGTTCGTCGGGAGGTTCCATGCAGCAAAATCTACGGGAATTTCTCCGCCACGGCGGCAGCGGTCAGTACGTGTTGGCACGGCAGGACGGGGCCGTATACGGCTACCGTGCAGGCATTTCGATCAAGTCGCTTTTCCCCGACTATGCCGACCTGCGGGCCGACTTCTCCGACCAACTGGACCGCGTGATCGCCGACAACACCCGGATGCTGCTGAACGCCCTGACGCCCCCGGACACAGTGCCGTGGGTGACCGAAGCCGACCTTCGCGACGTCTCGGATGCGAAAGAGGAGGCGCTGCGTCAGTGGGATGCGCGCTTGACGGCCATCTTCGAGGAGTATGAGACCCACCCACAGCGCCTGCGTCCGCTGCGGGCAGCGATGGAAGAACGCCTCCTGCGGGCCTTCGCGGGCCTGATCAACCAGCTTCGGCAGCAGGATTTGGGGATCGAGCGTTACATCTGGCGCTCCCAGGACGACGCGAAGGTGCGGGACAGCCACGCAGAGTACGATGATCTGGTGTTTCGTTGGGACGAGCCACCCGCTGGCGGTCACCCGGGTCAGGCACATAACTGCCGGTGTGTCGCTGAGCCCGTCGCGCCGGGGGCACGAAACGACGTCGACCTGGTTGACTATGTGCCGACCGGAGATGGGTATCCCCTACAGGATCTTCTGGAGCACGAGGCCGGGGGTGGACATACCGTTTCTCTCCATGTCGGGAAGAGTGAGGAATTCTTGCGACGAGCGGTCAGCGTCGACCAGTTTCAGAGCTGGTTGTTTGACGTCTATCGCAAGCGCCACGGATCGTTTTCTTCAATTCAAGCTGCACAAAGGCTTACGAACTCAAATCTTTCGCGGAACGCTGAGATTGTGAATCAAGTGGCCACCGGGCAAAGGAGACGGGCTTACATCGAGAGTGAGTTTTCCTCGGTCACGGGCATAGAAGCCTTCCGCACGGGACCCAGCGAGTCTGCTCCGATTGTGGTCCGCCAAACATTTGGCGTCGGCACGGTCATAGAGTATGCACCGGACATGCCGAACGGCTTCATCATCATCACTTCATATCCGAGGAACGACTGACGTGAAACCTCCAAAGTCCTTCTATGATTTCACGTCGCAGTTCCATCAGGATCTCGAACTTGTCTATCCAGGCTGGGCATCGGAACCGTCCAGCGCACGCCACGAACTTTATGGGGATTTCCGACGGCGATTTGGAGATGACGCGGTGAACGAGCTTGCTGCCTATTTCAGGCTATTGCTCAACGACAAAACTTCGGATCTCGAGACTCTTTGGTCCAGAGAATCCAAGGCTGATTGGGTTATCTCCGAAAATGGGCTTCGACGGCTTTTCAGCGACTTTGAGGCTTGGGCTTCATCTTTGTCATAGTGCTCGCCTTCAATCATAATCTGCGCTTCACCCAGTTCGCCACGATCAGCCCCGGCACACCGTCCAACGCCCGCTCTGCATCCCTTGCCAGATCCAACCGCTTCGGCAGCTTTACCTGCGGCACCAGCAGGAAGATCGGTGCGGTGACGACACCACGGCCGGTTTTCGACCGTGACGCCACGGCGCGACCCTTGGTGTTCAGTCGCCCTTCGGACACCAGCAGGCTCGGTCCCCGGCGGCGATAAATGAACCGCAGGCGCAGGCCGGTGCGGCGTTCCCATCCGGCAGGGGTGATCCGGCCGCCACGCAGGGACTTGCCTGCGGCGGGCGTGGGGATCGCAAGCCAGAAACCGTTCTTCGAGCGGATCAGCGGGCCGGTGTCATGCGCGCCGATGATCACCGGGGCGTTCGACCAGACCAGGGCAGCCGCGTTCAGGCTTTCGCCGGACTTCGGAAAGCTGGCGGAGTGGAAGGGATTCGAACCCTCGAGACGGTTTCCCGTCTGCACCCTTAGCAGGGGTGTGCCTTCGACCACTCGGCCACCACTCCGCCTGCCCGTTTAGCGGCAGGCCCGGCCACGGGCAAGGGCAAATGGGATCATCGCAGGCGGCGCGCGACAATCGGCATGGTCAGCATCGTGCTGGCCAGCGCCATCAGCAGAAGCGCGGTAAATCCGTCTCCGGTGATCACGCCCTTGTCCAGCAGGATATTGGCAAAAACGATCATGATCAGCGCCTTGGTCTGCAAGAGCCAGCCCACGGTCAGCGCCTCTCCTCCCGGCCAGCCGAGCATCCGCCCCGCCAGCGCCACGCCCAGAAGCTTGCCCCCGACCGCCGCCGCCAGAAGCGCCACGGCGACGCCGATCACCGGCAGGCCGCCCATCGCCCATTCGGTCCTGAGCCCCGTCGACAGGAAAAAGACCGGCATCAGCAGCATCAGAACGATGCCCCGGATCTCCTCGACCCGCGCGCGCCCGAACCAGCCCGCGTCGAGCACCGCCCCCGCAAGGAAGGCCCCGACCATGTAGTGCAGACCCGCCCAGTCCGACGTCAGCGCCGACGCCGCCAGCCAGATCAGCGCCACCGGCCAGCGGTCGCGTTCATCCAGCCGCGGGATCAGGCGGCGCATCCCCGCCGCAAGCGGCAGGAACAGCGCGACGAAAGCCGCCTGCCGCCCGAGCCTGTCCCAGTCGAGCAGGATCAGCGCCAGCACCGCCCAGATCGCGATGTCGTCAAGGCTCGCATAGCGCAGCACCCGCTGGCCGAAGGGCCGCCGCAGGACCCCGAGCTCGGACAGGAACAGCACCAGGATCGGCAGCGCCGTCACCGCGCAGGCCATGCCGTAGCCCAGCGCCACCTGCCAGCCCGAGGCGCCCTGCCCGCCCCAGCCGCCGGCCAGCGCCAGCCAGCCGCCGACCCCGGTGCCCAGCGCCAGCGGCACCGCCAGCGCCAGCCCCGCGACCAGGGCCGTCTCGCGCCGGTCGGCCCAGGCCGCCGACAGGTCCAGCTCCATCCCCGCGAGGAAGACGAAGATCACCACCGCCCAGAGCGCCACCCCCGACAGCATCCCCATCACCTGCGGGGTGAAGACCGCCCCGTGCAGCCCGGGCGCGACCGCACCCAGCACCCCCGGCCCCAGCAGGATGCCGCCAAGGATCTGCACCACGACCAAGGGCGCCCACCCCGCCCGCCCGGCCGCCCGCCAGACCGCGAAGGGGACGGCGAGGATGACGAGCATCGCCAGCAGGAAAAGCTCGGAGGTGGTCAAGGCAAGGCTCCGTCAGGGCAGGTCGCGCAGGGGTGTAGGGGGAGAGGGCGCGGGCGGCAAGGGTGGGTGCCCTGAACGGGGCATTCTCCACAGCCAGGGACGCGGCCGCCCGAGGTGGGCGCGAACGCGCCCGCCGTGGGGGCGGGCGGGCGCGTCCCGGATCGCAAGGGCGATCCGGGGAAGACAAGATTGACTGAAGGCCGACCACCTTTCATTCTGGCCCCGAAGGGTGCGCACATGGTTTCATTTAAGGATTTCATCAACGCTGGGAAGATTCTGGCCGGAATCGCCGGGGCCTGTGTTGCGACGACTCCAGCAGGGGCCGCCATGGCGGCCTTCACGGCGGCGGGCGCCGCGCATGAACTTTCCGCGCGCTTCGCGGCCAAGCCGACGCTGGTCGACCGCATTGCGAAAGGCATGGCCAGCAC